ATTTTCCATATATCAAGTTTGTCTACCCAATCTGAATAGCATTGTTGTGGGTCTTGATATTCTCCAACCACAGTTTTATTTGGTCTGCACCAAACAGTTCGACATTCGTCTACATGTATACCATTTGAACTGAGCATGGAGTAATAAGCACCAAGCTGTTCATTAGTGTTATATGCGTTTGCATTTGGATTTGATTGTGTTTTTAAATCCATTAATACTTTTTTATTAGTTCTGGTATCAATTCCATATGCGTCAAGCGTTCCGCCAATACTATTTTTTAAATCGACAACCCGATATTCAACAGCAAGCGGTTTAAAAAATTCTTGGAAATACTGATGTGTTAGAAGTGGTACTACCCAATCATCATATTTTGGTTGTTCTGGTACTTGTTTATCAAGCAAATAACATTCGAGTGCCTTGTGGACAGCAGTTCCACGAGGCGCCCAGATATGTTTGAACTGTTCAATACTTTTTCGTTTGCTTTCTGGCATATCAAATCCAGTAATAGAAGTAACTGAATTTGCCATTGTTTCGTTTGTTGGAGTCCAGATATACCTGTGAGTCTCTTCATCAAACTCGATTGGTAATGAATTAAGTAATTTTGGTTTGGTAGTCATTGTTTTAGTTGTTTTTACAGGGGCGTAGGTCAATTAACCATTTGCAGTTATCAATGCAAATGTGTGGAGAACCAACTCTGGCAATTTGTATGTTAGATAAATCAGTATTATCTGAAATTATCCAACCATTTTGCCAATCACCATTATCAACAAGTCGTTGAACTGGTAAATTTATTGGCACCTGTTCTCTCAGGGGAGGAGAAAAAGCAGGGGTTTTAATGTTTTTAGGGGTTTTATTAGTATTAAAATCATTAAAGTCATTAAAACACCCATTAAATGTGTCCCCCTTAGTTGGTCTGAATAATGCAATTGGTCTACCTTTTTCATTTGTACGAGGAGCTACACCATCTTGCATTACTAAACCTTTTCTTTCTAATGCCTTTAATGTCCGCAAAGCTTTGTTTGCGGTTAAATTTAAAGCGTTTGCAATATCAACAGTAGACATTTTTGTATTTGTTTCCCAAGCCTGTATTAATCGGTCATATACATCACCTTGTCTGCCTTGTAAATTATCCTCTAACTCTGAGATTTTCTCTGCTCTAATCGCTTCTTCTCCATCACCATGCGAAATCCATTTATTATCAGTTAGCTCTGCTACTATTGTTGAACTGATACCACGACCCATACAACTTATTGCAATTCTTTTATCTGTTTGCGTTGATTGATCTGAAACTGGTTTAAGCCAATTCATTAAAATAGTTTGGTCAAATGCAGCAGGAATCGCAGCACTACCACTTGATGCAATAACAGCATTTCCACCATAAACAGATTTTGTTGTATGGTGCAATATCACGCCTGTAACACCAAGGTCTGCTGTTGCATCTTGTATTCTTCTTATCGGTGCTGAAATCTCAGTTTTATTCTCATCTAGACCCATTTGAGACGTAACTGATCTTAAAGTGTCGATCAGTAATAAAGAGTTTGGCCTTTTCTTACATTCCTCTACAATTCTCTGTATTCCTTCTTCATTTAGTTGAATCCCAGAACCCTGCGACCATAAAGCAATTCTTGGGTCAATTTTTATTCTGTTACCACTTTTTGTACATAGGGATTCGCGTAAAAATAATTTGCCCCATTGTTTGTTGCTTTGGTCATTTCCAACAATAATTAAATTGTCAAATCTATGTGTTAGTGGAAGTCCTAAAAACTCTTTTTTATTATTTAAAACAGCACCAGCAATACCAATAACTAATGCAGATTTACCAACTTTTGGTAAAGCCGAAATAAGATTCCAGCTTTCATACATAAGTATCTCACCCCATACCATTGAATCTTCTGTGATATCAATTTCAGTATCACCACTAACTGGTTCAGGAATCCCGAGCTTTTGACCTGATGCTTTGCAAATTATTTTCCAAGCAAATGTATTGCTGATTGAAAAATGTAAATCTCTTTGTGTCCAAAGTTTTAACAGTTCAATCTGTCTTGTAGTATCTTTCTCTAAATCTATTACTTTGATTGCGTATTGATCTATTTGATTTAACTTTTCCAAGTCCTCCTTGAGTATCGTCTCTTCGTAGTTTTCGTACTCGTTCAAGTCGTTTGGTGTAGAAATCATTGTCTGCTTTGTTTGGGTTAAATTGATCTTTTTCGCTGTAAATCCCTAGTGCCTCAAGCTCAAGAAATGCTGACATTTCTCCGCTTATTTTAGGTTGAAGTTCCTTTTCAAACTCATCAAGAGCTTTATCACTTCGTTCTTTTTGCATTTTGGTGTAGAAACCTCTTGCAGCTAGTTCCCAATTAAATTCAGCAGGGGGTAAAGAATAAGGAATTGATTGGAGCATTTTATATGCTTGTTGTTCCTTTTCAACACTTACAAGGTTATCGGCGACACCCTGTATTTCCATTGAATAATCTTCGTCAATCATTTAAAAAGCCAGATACAGTGAGTTCTTTTTCAATAACTTCCTGTACGACTGTGCTGATTGATTTTTGTTGTTGGTTAGCAAATTGGTCAAGAGCTTGTCCGACACGAGGGGTAAGTTTAGATTGAATGACACAAGTTC